ATCATCTACAGGCCGCAGAAGCCGCTGTCGTGCGGCGCCAGGGTCTGGATAGAGACGGAGTCCGAGGTGCGCCTCCACGGGGCTTCTGTGGCCCCGGAGGGGTGTCCGGCATGAGCGGGTGGCTCATCGCCCTGACCGGTGTCGCCTACGCCTGGGTGTCGGTCGAGCAGTTACGCAAGGGCAACATCAACCTTGCCGTCGTCTACGCCGGCTACGCCTTTTCGAACATCGGGCTGTACCTGCTGGCGAAATGACTGTGCCAGCACTGTGACTACTAGCCAACACTCCTTAACAGCCGCTCTTGTGGCTCCTGTGACGTGAACTGTGACGTAACCCCAGACAGGGCCGCGTCCACCTTCTCGGCAAAGGGTCGCATAGAGTCGGCGCTGTGGTGCGCGTAACGACGAACCATCTTCGGCGTCTCCCACGCTCCAAGCGTCTGTAGCACGTTGTCCGGCACGCCAGCCTGAACCATCATCGAGGCCCAGGTGTGGCGCATATCGTGCCTCCTGAAGTTCTCGATGCCAGCCTTCTGCAAGGCCCGCTTCCATGTAACGCTGCTGGCGCTTTTCACCGGCTGGCCCCTGTATGTAAAGACATACTCCCAGTGCTTGCCGATGTTGCGCCGCAACACGTCGATGGCTGCGTCGTTCAGCGGAATGCCGTGGTCGCGTCCGTTCTTCATGTGCTTGCCGTCGATGACCATAACGCGCCGGTTCAGGTTGACCTGACTCCAGCGCAGAGGTCTGACGTTGCCCTGTCGCAGGCCGGTGGCAAACGAAAACATTGCAATGTCCCGCTCGTGCTCGGGTAGAGCATCCAGCAGCCTTGCGATTTCGTGTGGCTCTAGCCATCGCGACCTACCCTTTGGCTCCTCGTAGAAGAAGAACTCCGGCACCCTGTCTATCCACTGGTACTTGCGATACGCCAGACGCAAGACCGTCTTGAGCGTAGCGAGGTACCTGTTGCAGGTTGCCGGTGCAACCTTCGTCTCTTTCTCCTTGATCGTCTGAACAATCAGTTCCTGGGTGACCTCTTTCAGAGGCTTGCCCCGGAACTTCTCCAGCCACCACGCGCAATGTTCCTCGTAGTTGCTGATGGACTTGCGGTTACGCTTCTCCTTGAGAAAGACCTCAACAGCCTGCTCGAACAGATACTGCTTCTTGACTCCTAGCCGCCTCTGTTCCCAGACCTCGGCCTTGGTCTTGTCTAGCAGTTGCTGCGCAAGATGCTTGTTGTCTGTTCCCGTGGACTCGCGTACCCGTTTACCCTCTGCGTCGGTGTAGTCCATCCACCAAACCGCAGACTCCTTTCTCCTGTAAAGCGCCATAACTAGCCTCCTAGTTTGTGGCGCCCTGCCCCTGCTCTGGGGTGCCAAAAGACTGACGTTGCTTGAGGAAATTGTCAATTTCCTCTTCGCTAAAGTGCCAGCGCCCGCGCTTGTGAATGCGGAACGCGGGGATCACCTTCGTCAAAGCCCATCGTCTGGCGGTCTCTGGATGTACCCCTAGCCGATGAGCAACCTCTGCAAGACTCAAATTGCGAGACATTCAAACCCCCAACACAAATTGCGCCGCTTTCGCGGCAACGCCAACTAACAGACCAAGCAGCACCCATGAGGCGAAGACGATTCCCACTATGAATGCAAGGTAAGCGACCGCGCTCACGCCATCGAAAAGCCTTTTACGGAAGTCGCCGCTCATGTGCCCACCTTGTCTAGGCGCATCTGCGCAAGTTCGTCCGAGTAGTGGTTCGGGTACCTGCGTTTGAGTTTGTCTATGTTTTGCTGCGCCACTGAGTCCATAGAGACTCCAAGCGCCTTGCATCCAAGGGCGACGAACCACAACAGATCTCCAAGTTCTTCTGCGGCATTTGCCTTGTCGAGTTGCTGGCCGTAAACGGTGTGCTTCTTGACGCAGTCCACGAACTCGCCCGCCTCTCCAGCCAGCCCGAGGGCCGAGTGCAACAGATCGCCGGTCTCTCCAAGGTTCTTGGCCGTCTTGTTCGCAAGCGATTGGTATGAAACGAAATCCATCAGAACACCTCCAACCAATCGACCGCCAACACATCAGTGTTGTTCGGTGACCACGGCACCTTAGTTCCGCCGTGTATCTGCATAAACAGATATGGCTGATTCATTGGCTCGTCTTTCGACGGGATGTGCAGGCCAACGAACTCGATGCCGCTCTTGCTGCCCCATCCACTTCTGTAGACGGGCCTGCCAAGCCGCATAGACTTTATGGCCTGGGCGAAGTCAAATTCGCCTGTTGCTGGGTTGTAGTTGCTCATGGTCAGAACGGAATGTCGTCTTCCATGTCATCGAAGGAGGTCGAGGGGCGGCTGTCCTGTTTCCGCTGAGTCTCTGGCCGGCGCGGCTCGGGGGCGCGGCGCTGCGGCTGCTCGTCCTTGGGTTTGACCGACAGACTGAAGTACTTCTGTCCTTCGAGTTTCGTTCCTTCGCGACCGTCTTTGATCCAGGCCGAGATCCAGTAGTCGCGCCCCTCGACATTGATCGACCCGGTGTAGGACGGGTGGCTGTCCTTTTCCTTGCGAGTGTTCTTTGCAAGGAGTCCGGAGTTTGTGTTGTCGTATGCCATGTGTTGTTTCCTTAGAACTTGATGAGTGTGTCGTTGATGATCTTGATGTCGAACTCGGTAGCGGGTTGCTTCTTCTCGCGGGGTGGCTCGACTTGGGCAACAACCCAGCACCAGAAGTCGGCCAATCTGACGCGCAACCAGTCCCAGTATTCCGGGGACCGGGCAATGCGCCGGATACGCATCTGCTCGGGGGTCCAGTAGACGAAGTCACACCAGTCCCTGTTGGCAATTTCCATGAGCCCCTGCGCCTGCGCCATGTAGTACGAGGGGATCTCAATTGCGATCTCTCGCGACATGGGGCACTTGATCTCGCCCATGCCTTCGAGGCCGACCATGAAGTCAGGTGAGCCGCCAAGCCAGTCGTGCTCTTGGTGCGGCACGAACCCGCACAGATCAACCTTGGTCTGTTGCCAATGCTCGTATGCAGCCAGAGCCACTGGCTCGTTCTCCTCGCCCCAGCGAGTGGCCTCGTTGCCATCGAAGGTTTCAAGGCCCATGATCCGACGCCAAAGTTGCTGGCGTGACCCGGGGGATAGGCCCGCTGCTTGGCCGAACTGGGAAGCAGTCAACTTACCTTCGCGGTCCTTAAACCACTGGTCTGTGCGCTGATGTGGATTGCTCACGTCGGCTCCTTCAGGTTGCGAACAGGCCGTTCGGCAGATCGCCGTCGAGCGTCAGTTCCGGGACCTCAAACGGCGCCTCGGCCAGCATCGGTGAGGCGTTGAGCGCGATACCCGACTTCGGGTCGAACAGGGTCCCGGTCACTCTGTTGACGAGCAGAGCCCGATTGCTGGCCTCTTCCCATATCCACGAGAACTGACGCTTCTCGCTGGACATGGTGGTGACGACTGTCGCCTCCAGGCTCGGTGCGAGTTTGTGGACGACTGCGCTTAGTTGGTTCGACGCCAAGTAGCCGTGCGTGGCTACGTCAAGTAGCAAGCCGCTTGCCTTCATGCTGCCGCCTTCTTCATCTTGTCGGCCAGCGACGCGGCAAACTCTTTGGTGATCGTCTTCTCGGGCTCAGGCAGTTCCGAGTACACCTTGCGCAGATCGTCAACAGACTTGCACGAGGTCAACTTTTCTTTGGCGGACTGGATCTGCTCCGCCGTACCCTTCGGCTCGATCTTCGGCTTCTCCTCCTCGTATGGGAGATCCTCCCCAGCGTAGATGTAGAGGCCGAGTCCGTGGAGCGCGATGGCCTTGGCGAGGCAGCGTTGCATGGCCGTGTTGACCTGGAACGCATCAGGTTCTGCAATGGGCTTGTTGCGGTGATCCATGACCGGCAACTGCGCGGTCATGCTCTTTCCGCAGGCGGTGACGGTGCAAAACACCATCATCGTTCCGCCCACGAACAGGCGTGGCTCGTCGTAGACCCAGGTCGCGTGCGGGTCCACCCGCAGCAACTGGTCTACTGCCCAAGCCCAAGACAGATAGGTGAGGTTTTGCTTCTTTTCCGTCTTGTCGTTGACGTTTATAGAAGCGAACCGCAGGTACGCGGAATCTGAATCTGACACTTGACCCTCCTACAAGCACACCGGAGTTGATGTGTTATCGCGACTGTATTTCGCGAGTTGTGGAGAGTCAAGTGGCCTTGTGGATTACCCAGAAAATTACTGGGACATTGGTGTGTATGTTGGGAGTCACCGCCTTCTGTAGGCTGACAGAACTTCCTTGATACGGGAACCAAGCGTTTCACGTTTTTTTACAACCATATTCCTGTTGCCTCCTTGTTCGCACAGCAAGTAGTCGTGTCAGGCAACAGATAACCACAAGTCCCACTAAAGAACAAGGGCATTGCCTTGCGGACTTGAGTAAACGCAAGGAAACTTGAGTCTGCCGGGATAGGTCAAGGGGTCGCGCCCAAGACCGACAAGGGGTGAACTTCTCCTTTCATAGCCCTTTCCCGGCCCCTACGGGGCTGGCGAAGAAGGGAGATCGAAAGGAGCCATGTACCACTACCCATTTCATCTGCGTGACTACGTCACCAAAACCCGGCACCTGAGCCTCATGGAGGACCTCGCGTACAGGCGTCTGCTTGATGCCTACTACACGGCTGAGGGTCCGCTCCCGCTTGATCCGGCAGATTGCGCACGACTGATCTGTATGCGTGAGCACACGCAAGAGGTCGCCGCTGTCCTGTCTGAGTTCTTCATCAAGGGCGAGACCGGCTGGTCAAACACCCGATGCGAGGAAGAGATCGCCAAGTACCGGGTGCTTCAGACCAAGTCACGCAAGGGCGCTGCCGCACGTTGGAATGCCCCAGGCAATGCCAGTGCTGAGCCAGTGGCTAGCCACAGGGATGCCACAGGCAATGCCAGTGGCAATGCCCGGGCAATGCCAACCAAGAACCAAGAAACAATAACCAAACCCCCCTTAGCCCCCAAGGGGGACTTTGGGTTCGAGGAGTTCTGGAAAGTCTACCCACGCAAGGACGCTAAGGCGTCTGCGCTCAAGGGCTGGATGAAACTTGCGCCTACCGATGCGCTGCGGGCGCAGATCATCAGTCACGTTTTGTCACGGTCACAGACCAAGGACTGGACCAAGGACGGTGGCGCCTTCGTTCCTCACGCTGCGACCTTTATCAACCAGTG